CAAAGTCAGTAATTCACGACAGTACGTCAGAATTAAAGATAATTGTAACTAAAGTACCATGTGTTCGAGTCTAAAAACTCAGACAGCGTCAGAAAGCGAACATGTCTTGCTTAAGGGGTTTCTGTTTTCCTTAGGCACCAATAGGTTGTGTTTATGCAACACAGCATACGCGCGAGCTACCTCATCTTCTGATGATAGCTCCTTACGGACATCGGATCGCTGGTCATCTGCTCCTGCAGGTAAAAACCGTCGAATTGTTTTTTGTTTTTCGTCACGAGGGACTAGAGAGAGACTAGGATTATGGACATTTGAATCCTTTCCTGAGGTGGTTGATAACACCGCACCGGAAGGTGCGAAGTTGGCAACCCACATAGGAAGTGTCTCTATCGGAGGGGGTAGTGGATAAAAAAGAGAGTAATCTGAACCGGCTGCTCTAAAACATTTAAATGTTGAGACAGTTCCTGTATCACTAAAAATCAAAGGTTGAAAGTCTCCCCAAAAAGGGGCTGGGGAAAACATAAAATAACCTTTAAATGTAGCATTGGAAACACCGGTAGGCAGAAACTCATAAGCGTTCATCCACGGAAGGGTAAATTCAGTTACTTTAGAAATGGTAATATCTACAATATTTAATCCATTCTCTGCTTTATACATATCAGGAACAGAAGCAACTAAAACACCAGTACCAGTAGTAGGACCAACAACTAAATTGTCGTCTAACAACACTCCGATAACACTGGCACCTGTGGAATTTTCATCCCAAGGGATTTTGAACTTTACTTGTCCTGAACAAAACCCAAACAGGCAGCCAAACGCATCGAAAACAGTAACTGGAGAATACCATTCTAAGGGAGGACTCCCAGTATCATTGTAACCCTGTATATCCAAGGCTGGAATAGGGGTAAACAAATTCGAGTCAGCATAGGTCCACCTTGACATAACATCTTGAAAGGTGATTTCTACGTCTGCCGAGTAAGGTAACTTCGGAACAGAACCAGTAGACATTTCATCTTTACTCTTACAAAAAGATGAAACATACATCTGAGACTCAATTGTATCAACAGCTAACTGGGAGGGATTTCCGTTTATCAAACCTCGGAGTTGAAAATCATCTCCTGCTGCCTGATACAGCACAAAAGGGAGGGTAGGACTGACGTCTCCTGAAGATATAGGAGTCTGCAAAGGCATAATCCATAACTTTGGGACACAGTCAGCAAAAACGGAAGGAGGGGTAAGGGAAGAAGAAACTATATAAGTAGGTAACCAATTCGACAGAGACAAAAAAGGCACGTCAACGTCAACTTGAGTTGTACCTCGAACAGTAACATCCTTGATCAACTCATTAGCTATCTTCCCAAGAGGCGCTCCTCCAGACCGCTCATAACTCAAAATAACATTATAACGAGCTGCAATGAACGGAGACCCAAAAATGACTAACGTGTACTTGATCGAACCCCGCCAGAATCTAAAATACTGGGAGAGGTAACAAATACGGGAATAGTCAAGGGTAGCGCCTATACCTCCAGTAAGGGCAACAGGTACATTGGCAGTGTTATCAAGCACGCCAAAGGACAACAAGGTAGGAATCTTCATATAATCCAACAATGAATGTGCTCTAGTAGGACCTATAAGGGTGCCAGTACCAAGAGGGTACTTGGCAGAAGTGCTCACAAGCGAACCAAAAACATTAGGCTTCAGTTCTGGTTCATCGGAGTCATTCTGCCCTGAAGAGGCATTACCTAAGAGAGGCTGACGAGAGTCAGAGGTCCCCCCTCCATATCCTTTTCCTGCGTTCAAAACAAAGTCGTCATGAGCTTTGAAACTAGCTCCACCTAACATAGACCAGAACCCATCTTTTGACTGGGACTCAATCCTATTATTAGACATAGGGGCTGACGAATTATTGTTTATAGGACCAGCTGTCTCCAATCCAACTATTCTAGCAAAAACTTGCAATGTCAAAGTTGAATGAGCTGTAGAGTTAACAAACTTCACAGCATGAGGAGGACAGAAGATCCTTAAAGAATGCAGATTATCAAGAGCCTGAACAGCAGTATCTACTATATTATCAGTATAGAGATCAGTAAGATCAATCCACTGACACGGAGACAACCAAGGGGTAGAAAGGACAACATCCTGCTGTTGAGAAAAATCAAGAAGTACAGTATCTGTATGAGAACAAAAATACTTTACTACTCCGGAAGTATTGGCATAAGACAAACCTGTAAAACTCCCAA